CGCTGCCGCAATAGCCTGAGCCATGAGGACTGTGGCCTGAGCGAGAGAGGCAGCCTGCTGGACACCGAACGCGACTCGTGCGGCCTTCTTCGCCTCCTCGCTGTTTTCTCCCATCGTCGCGCTCACCATCTGGGAGATCGACTCCGCGAAGCTAGCAGTGGACCCGAGTACCGCCTGAGCCGCCGCGACTTGATCAGCTCGATACTTTTCGTCCTTGGCCTTCTGATCCGCTATCAGTTGGTCTGCCTCATCAAGCTTCTTTTGGTTCGCCGCCTGCTCCCTCTCAACGTCCTGCTGGCGCATCTCGTCAAGCCGCCCGTAGTATTGAAGTTGGAGCTGGTTGTCGAGTTCGAGGTAGCGCTCCAGGCTGATCAGGTTCTGCTCGTAGGAGTTGAAAAGCTCGTCACGCTGCTTCTTCAAGCTGTGCTCAAGCTTCTCCTCCTGGGACATCAATGACGCCTCAATGGCTTCAAGCTGGGCTCGGCTCTGCGCTCGGATCTGCGCTGCGAGCTTCCTGCGCTGCTCTATCTCCTTGTCAGAGAGCTTGATGTAGTCCTTGACCGCAAGGTTCCGACTTCGAAGGATTCCAGCCTCAGCACCGATCTCCTTGACAAACTCCTTGCCCTTGCTGATCCGCTTCGTGATCGCCTCGTTGACCTCTCGAACAGACTGCTCCTGAGCCGCGAATTGCGCGAACGCGGACTCGATGAACGTGTCGGACGAATCGGCGAAGTCATTCTGGGCCGTGGCGGCGAAGTGGAGGGCGGCCGCGGTCTCGCCGCTGTGATTGGTCAGCACGCCCAGGGACGAGGCGAGGGCCAGGGTCTCGCGCTTCTGCTCGACTGTCAGGGTGTTACCGGCCTTCTGCGCCTCCGCCAGCCTTTCAGCGACGACCTTGTACTGATTCGTCTTGTCAAAGAACGTGTTGAGGGCGTCCTGGCTGTCCTCTGTGCGCTTCTGTTGCCTGCGTTGAGCATCTGCGAGCCCGAGCACCTCGCGCGCGGCCAGGTTGGCCCCCTCAGCGATATTCAACAAGGTCGGGAGGTAGGCCGTCGTCGCCGTTTGGACGAAGCCATTGAAGGTCGTCCCGAGGCGGGTCAAGGCGTCGTTGAACTGAGCAGCCGCGACCGCGTCCTCCTGGCTCATCACGATCCCCAGGGCCTCGGCCTCCTCCTTCATCGCCGCGAGTCCAGACGCCCCCTGATTCAGGAACGGGATCAACTCGGCCCCCTGCCTTCCCATCAGATCCATCGCGATCTGAGTCTTCAGCGTGCCGTCCTCCATCCGGCTCATCTTCTCTGCGATCTCCGGGAGCATCTCGTCAATGTCCCTGAGCGACCCATCCGCGTTCTGGAACTCCATTCCCAGGTTCTTGAACGCCACCGCGGCGGCGGACGTGGGACTTCGAAGCGCCGAGCCCATGTTCTTCTGGAGCCTCTGGAGACCTGAGATCAGACCGTCCTGAGAGGTTCCGGCAAGCTCCGCGCCGAGCTTGTACGCGGACAGGGACTCCACCGCGACCCCGGTCTTCTGGGCTGTCTTCTCCAGGTGATCCCCGTAGTCGATCGTCTTCTTGACGGCCAGCGCAACCCCGCCGGCTATGAGCGCGGGGGCTGCCATGAAGGCCAGACTCATCGCCTGCATCGCAGCGGTCGAAGCCTTGACCCCGGCGCTCGCGACGCTGAACTTGGCCCCCATCAGAGCGGCGGCGTCACCGACCCCCTTGAGGTCAGCACCGACAGCGCGAGCGCCGACCGCTTTCAATCGAAGGGTGATCCCGTCTGCCATCGTTATCTCCTGGAGCGCTCTCGGCGCTCAGCTTCTTCTTGAAGGTACGCGGCTATCATATCTGACTCAGCATCAAGCACACTAAAAGCATCGACAAGCCGGGCGTCTTGCTCCTCCAGTGAGCCAGGTCCAGGCAGCCCGCCAAACTGCTTCCAGGCATTCCAGAGCGCGACGTGACGCCACTCGGCCCCCTGGACGTGGTCCTTCGGGCACACCCGAAGCCGGGCGCGCTCAGGATGGACTCCTGGCGGCCTCCTCTTCGGGTACTTGACCGGAGTCCCCCACCGGGATCCGTCCTTGCACTTGGTGCCCCGGCAACTCCCCCAGAGCTTGCATCCGTTCCAGTCCTCCCCCCACTGCTCGGTCTGCTCGGGGCTTGGCTCTGGGTGGGAGGCGTACTGGAGAGCTGCCCTTAGTCTTTTCCCTCGGACTTGCTGACCGACCCCTCCGAGATGATCGCGAGGAACACCTCCTCTCGGAGTCCCTCGTTGTCCGTGATGAAAGAGATCGCATCCTCGCGGGAGACCGACCGCCCCTCCATCGTCAGGTTCTCGATCCCCAGGATGAGGTCGGAGAAGAGGTCAGCGCGGAACCGCTCGACCCCCTTCGCCCAGTCCTCAAGGAGCTTGACGGCTCCCTCGTCGTTGGGGTCCTTCGGGACGCTTGCGACGACCTCCCTCCACCGCGCCATCCACCCCACGGTTGGCGGGGCGAAGACGACGATGCAGGGCTCGTCCTCAAGATGATTGTCCCCCCATTGGGGGGTGAAGCGACGACGCTTCCACTTGCTCAGTTCCACGGTGACGCTCCCGTGCTTGAGGGTTGTTGATTAGGCGAAGATGATCAGGATCTCATCGGCTCCCGAGGACGTGCCTTCGCACAGTCCTGTCATGTCGAGGCTCACCTCTTCGGCTCCGCGGTCGAGGCTCACGTCTTCCTGTCGCATCCGAGGAGCGACCCACGCGAAGATCGACCCGGCGGCTTGACCCGTCTGGCAAGCAACGCTCAGCTGCTGCGAGTTGGCCCCGGCCGTTGCCGCCGCCTGGAAGGCGTAGGTGTGGGCGGACATGTTCTCGTCCTTGAGGGTCCAGCCGGAGAGGGTGGCTCGGACCTCTCGCTGGTTCATCGTGTAGCCCTGGGCCTTGTAGAGGGTGCCCATCACGTCGTCTCGGGTCGTGACGCCGAAGGAGCACGAGAGGCTCGCGTTGTTGATCTGGAGCGACAGCCCCTGCGTTGCGCCGTAGGGCGAGACAACGAGCTGACCGCTTGTGGCCGGAACCGGGGAGCCTGCATAGCTTCCGGTCGGACGGAAGGGGCGCATCGTGGTGTTGCTGGCTGACCATGTCGTGCCGGGATTCGGGAAGCCCGAGACAGCGCCTCGGGTGATCGTCCAGGTGGCCCCGGAGATCGCCGTGACCTTGACAGCCTCGGGGGCGGTCACGCCTCCGTTCTCAAGGAGCCAGTAGGTATTCACCGCATCACCAGATGAGGCAAGCCCCTCGACCACGGTCACCTGCGCGTCTCCAGTCGCCAGATCGCCGTCGAGACCGGTCTGGAAGAGTCGGTCGTGCCGCTGTCCGGTGCCCGAGGCAGTGAACCGAGCAGCGTCCTCACCGCCCATCGTGAACTCGTAGGAGTCCGGGGTCCACCCGCTGATTCGGTCGGCTGAGTTGTTGTTCATGAGCCAGAGGCAGCAAGCGTCTTCGGCGTCGTCCCGCTCGTCGCTGGGCTTGTAAGAAATGACGCCCTTCACGGTGGCCGAGGCTACTGGGCTGAAGGTGAGAGCAGGCTCGACCTTGATGAAGTCAGGAGTCGCGGAGGAGTTCACCTCGATGATCCGGCGCGCCTCGTAGAAGCCTGTCCCGTTCCCTGTCTCGACAATGATCCCGTCTCCGACCGAGAAGCCCGTCACGCTGTTTACGTTGACCTTGACAGCGGTAGAAGCCCCGCCGCTGACTGCCGTCGTGGTGCTGGAGTTGTTGACGATCTTCCACCCACCCTTGACGAGCAGATCCGCGCCCATGTCCGGGATGACATTCAGCGTGCCGGAGGGCATGACGTAGCCCTCGATGGAGCCCTCGGCGGTGCGCTTCTGCTCGATGCCGGGGACGCCCGTGGCGGTTCCGAATTTGTCCTCGCGGAGGGCAAAAGGAACAGTGCCCCCGGCAGAGCCGCCGATCACTCGGATCGCGTCGGCCGCTTCTGGGTAGGACTCGCCAGCGGTGTCGGAAAGAGAGTAGGAGGACTGGCCTGCGACGAAGGCCACAAGATCCCGCCCGATGTCAACCTTGGGTCCGGTCATTTTCTCAATACTCCTCGGAGGTCGTGACCTCCAGTGTGGTTAGAAGTGCGACGTTCGGCACAGATAGTCCGGGGTCGGCCCCGACCTGCTGGGAGGTGACCTCTGCCCGTATGATGCCGGAGGCATTGCCGAGCGTCCAGCCTTGTCCGCCGGCACCCGTGCGCCGCTGAAAGAGCGTCTTGAGGGCGTCCCCGTAGCGCCAACCAGCGACCAGCACGTCTCTCTCGTTGCCGTCGATGTTTGCGTCTAGGGTGACGATGGCAAGATCGAAGGTGACCCTATAGAAGCGCGAGTTAGGCTCCAGCTCCCCGGTCGTAGAGTTCACGACGATGGAACAGTAGGGGAAGGAGTTGGCCTGCTCGGCGCGGTGATACCACGTCTCGAAGGTGGCGATGTTCGGGAGGTCCCCCGTGCCGATACCGAGAGCTGTCCGAAGGGCTGGGAGGGTAGCCGCGTTGAGGCCCGTCGAGCCATCGGTGAGGATCGCGTTCACGGCGTCTACTGCTCGCTCTGTGAAGGTCGCCATTTACTTCGTCTTCCCGGCGAGCTTCATCACGCCTCGGCGCTTGGCCTTCCAGTCGAATTTCTGGACGGCGATGCCATCAAGTCCGGAAACCTTCCGAGCCTTGACAATGTAGACCTGGAACACCTGGGCAATCGCAGACCCGAGCGGCACGCGTCCGCCGATGTTTCCGACCCGCTTGAAGGAGGTGTAGTGGACCTGTGGGTCGTAGCGAACCGGGGGCCGCTTCGGGAGTCGCCCCTTGCCTCGTGAGTGGGCCTGGGCATAGACCGCCGTCGCGCTGTTCGGGTCGATCCCGACGACGAGGCTGTCCTTGGTGACCCGGCGGATCCCGTCAGTACCCTGGCCGCCCTTCACCAGGGCCGTTCGGAGCGTCCCGCGCAGCACGAGGATCGGACGGCCAGGGTATGCCTTGGACTTCCACTTGCGATAGTTCTCGGAGAGCTTGCGGAACTTGCGACCTGTGCTCTTTCCCTCGGTGTCAAAGTGCTGCTTCTCGTGGGCCTGGAAGAGCTTGACGACGTCCTTGAACGCTGGCCCCCAGTTGTCGATCAAGTTTGCCCACTTCGAGAAGCCCATCTCGATGTTCTTCGCGTCGGGCTCCATCTCCAGGGTGAAGCGAAACCCACCCGGGCCACCTCGTGAGGATCTCGCCATCAGAGATCCGAGCGGTCAGGGAAGATCGGGTTCGCCGCATAGGGCACGTCATCACCGCCGGGCGTGGAGTCCCACTCGGGATCCTTCGCTCGGGTCCAGTGACTGCCCATCCGGCTGTCGGCTCCTCCGGCGTCCTCGGATCCACCGTTGTCGATCAGGACTTGTCGGATGCTCGGGATGCTGTCGAGCATCGCCTGCCCCATCTCGATCAGAGCTGGAGCGGTGCTCTCGGCGTTGACGCCGATCGAGCCCTTCGCCATGAGGACCTCACCGCTGGCAAGGTACATCTCGGCGCGCTGTGCCCAGCCCTCAGCCACGCTGGAGGCCGTGAAGCTGTCGCTGATCCCGTTGGCGAGCAGAGCTACCCGGACCCGGTCGTAGGACCCGGCCCAGATGACATTCGCTTGCGTGAGTGTGGGGGTGCTGGTTCCCGATAGCGTCCCGAGCTGGGGGGCCATCGAGGTCGCCGTGGCTAGATCCGAGTTGTAGGCCACGGCAGACTCCTATTCGTCGGCGGGCTTCTTCGCTGACTTCTTCTTCTTCTTCGGCGGCAACGCCACCACGCCTCGCTGGATCAGCTTCTCGGCGCTGTAGTCCGACAGCTCCAGCTCTTGACCGACCTCGATCTTGTCGTTGCCGAGCGTCAGGGGAACCAGTGAGATGACCTTCATTACTCAGCCTTCGCTTTCTTCTTCGCGGGGGCCTTCTTCTTAGCCGGGGCCTTCGAGACGATGCCGAGGGCCATCAGCTCCGCAGCCTCATCGGAGGCAAGGTCCAGGACGGCACCCTCACAATGGAGGGCACCGTCCACGGATACCTTTTGGCCTACGCAGACGCAGACCTTCATCTCTAGCTCACAACCGTGGAGAAGAGATAGCCGGCCTTCGCGTTGGTCACGATGCGATCTTCGAGGTACGACACCAGGATGATCTCCTGACGAGGCTCCTCGCGATAGCGCTCGACGCGACCAGCCTGACGGCCAGCCATCGAGAAGCAAGCACCGACACCGTGCGGGGTGAGCGGACGGGGGTTGTCGACCTTGTGGTAGACGAGTGCGAACTTGCCCCAGATATCAGCCA